GCCGGTGTTCTCACGAATGCGACTGGTTTGCCGCTGACGACTGGTGTTACTGGCACATTGCCGGTCGCTAACGGCGGTACAGGCGCTGCATCTCTCACGGCGAACAATGTTCTTCTTGGTAACGGCACGAGCGCCGTGCAGGCCGTAGCTCCAGGCTCCAACGGCAATGTCCTAACCAGCAATGGCACGACGTGGACGAGTGCGGCGGCTCCGACCGGCATCACCGCAACGACTGGTTCTGCCCCTTACTATGGCGCTCGTGCTTGGGTTAACTTTGATGGCACGACATCCCCGCCGACCGTCAGGGCGAGCGGAAATGTGTCGAGCGTAACCAGAAACAGCACCGGCAACTACACCATCAATTTCAATACAGCAATGCCTGACACAAATTATGCAGTTATGCTTACAGGCGGCATGTTCCAGACTAACAATGGCACTTTAATTTACAACGTCTACGGTAGCACTGGCGGCGCTGTAGATAAAAACACAGGCAGCGTTCGCGTTACATGTAGCGCGACGACTGGCGCTTTTTACGATCACGCAGAATTCAATGTGATGATCTTCCGTTAAGGCAAAGTGATGGACGCTCGTAAATCAACCAACTGGATCGCCATTCATTGCTCGGCTACTCGCCCGTCGCAGGATGTAGGCGCTGCTGATATTCGCAAGTGGCACAAGGCGCAGGGCTGGAGCGACATCGGCTATCATTTCGTTATCCGTCGCAATGGCAAGATCGAAAAGGGGCGATCTGTAGATGCTGTTGGCGCTCATGTCGCAGGGTTTAATGCGAGCAGCGTCGGCATCTGCATGGTTGGCGGCGTGAAGCAGAGCGACTTCACGAAGGCTGAAAACAACTTCACGAAAGAGCAGTTTGCCGCCCTTCGCTCTCTCCTGACGTGGGTTTCTGCGCGTTACCCGAAGGCAAAGGTTCGCGGGCATCGAGACTTTCCGAAGGTCAACAAAGCCTGCCCTTCGTTCGGTGCGATTGCTTGGGCGAAGAAGGAGGGCTTCCCGACATGAAGCTCCTCATCCTGCTGCTTCCGCTTGCTCTCACAGGTTGCGGCGTCATCCGCGACTTCCCGAAATACTGGTAGGAGAAAGACGATGGACAAGGACATGTTTGAACGCCTGTTCCGCACCGCGTTGCAGGTTGTGGGCGCAGTTGTCGCCACTCGCTATGTTGGCGAAGAGAACTGGGCCGCGATCTCCGGCGCGCTGTTGACCATCGGCACGACCGGCTGGACGATCTATGCAGCAAGGAAGGCTGTGAAATGATCGAGTTCTTCGCCATCATTTCGGCGTTGGCAGCGATTGCTGGCGTATTCGTCGGCGTCGTGTGGCTGGCTGAACGGAAGGCTAAGGCTGAACTTCTGGAGGAGCAACGCCGTGAGGATGACGAACGCCTACGCGAAGCTATCGAAGCTGACGCTCGTTTTCGCGAGCGGATTGCTCGTGGCGAATTGCTCGCAAACGACGGTTTCAAACGGGACTGAATGTCTCGTTTGGAGGCCGATTTCCTGGTCTGGGAAGGACACGCCGCAGACCATCGAAGAGGTGAAACTCAACAACGCTAGACGAATTGCATGGTGTGGGAATGGCCGACAACAATGATATACATCGTGAGCTTGGTTCACTTCTCGCACAGGTCGAGACGCTTAACCGCGAGATGAAGGAGCTGAAGGCCGACGTGAAGGAAATTCGCGACGACTTCAATGCTGTTAAGGGCGGCTCTCGTGTTATGATGGGCATCGCAGCCGTCTTGGGCGGCGGCGTTACGTGGACGCTTAATCACTTCTTCGGGAAAGCCTGATGCCTCTCGCGCCCCTCAATATCCCTCCCGGTGTCGTCAAGGCTGCTACGCCTCTCCAGATCAAGGGGCGCTGGTTTGACGCGAACCTGATCCGCTGGCAGGCAGGCAAGCTGATGCCGGTCGGGGGATGGGAGCGCATCACATCGACGCCTTTCTCCAGCACCGTTCGCGGGCTGTTTACATGGACGACGCCAACTAACATACCCCTTGCCGCAGTTGGCCTGAGCGGAGGTCTCTACGCTCTGGAAGGCGCGACTTTCGACGACATCACGCCTTCTAATTTCGTCGGAGAGACAAGCGGGCTATCTGGCGCTTACGGGGCCAGCGATTACGGCGATCTGTACTATGGCCTTGATGATCCGGTTTACACGATCTCGACGGCTGTCAGATCCAGCAACACCGTTACGATCACGACCTCGACCAATCACCAGTTTCAGACCGGAACTTCGGTTGTGATTGCGGGCGTCACTGACTCTGCGTTCAACGGCACGTTCACGATCACGCGAACCGGCAACACGACGTTTACCTACGCGCAGACGGCTGGCAACGCCTCGTCATCTGGCGGTACGGCGTCCCTTGACCCTGCGGATGTGCGTCCTGCGTCTTCCGCCTTCATCCCCTCTTTCTCGTGGACGTTCGATAACTGGGGTGGCGACATCCTGGCCGTTGCGTCCAGCGATGGCAGGCTTCTGCACTACGAGGAGGGGGAAGCAGCAGCAAATCTCGCTGGCATCGACGCGATTTCGTCTGCAACTCGGCTCTCGAACGTCATCACGTTCACGACCGCGAACAATCATGGTTTCGGCATTGGCGACACGGTTATTGTGACGGGCAACACTGTCGGATCATTCAACGACACGTTTACGATTGCAACAGTCCCAACTGCAAACACGTTCACGGTCAGCGACTCTGGCACAGACACAACTGGCACTGGCGGGACGGTTGCGATTGATCCTCCTGTGCCGACCAACAACCGCGCTGTGATCGTGACGCCGGAGCGTCATGCGGTCTTGATCGGAGCTGGCGGCAACAATCGTCGTGTCGCGTGGTCATCGCGTGAGGATTACGCGGATTGGAACTTCGCCAGCGTCACGAACACGGCTGGCTTCCTCGATCTCGACACATCAAGCCAGCTCGTCATGTGCGCGCCCGTTCGCGAGGGCACGCTGATCTGGACGCAGGATGAAGCATGGCTGATGCGCTACATCGGGCTTCCTTACGTGTACGGCATCGACCGTATCGGATTTGGCTGCGGCCTTCGCGCCCCCAAGGCGTTCGTGACTTATGCTGGTCGCTGCGTCTGGATGGGCGAGGAAAGCTTCTGGGTCTATGATGGCGGCGTCGTGAAGCCGCTCGCTTGCGATGTCGGATCGTTCGTCTTTGAAGGCATAGATCCTGACTATGGCAAGCGCTACACGCATGGCTCAGAGAACAACATCTTCCCTGAAGCGTGGTTCTGGTATCCGTCCGTTGGGTCTTCTGTTCCTGATCGGTATGTCGTTTACAACTACGCAGAGGGCTGGTGGTCAGTAGGCGAGATGACGCGCACGGCTGGTTATGGCGCTGGCGTCTTGCCCTATCCTCTCGCCGCTGACGAGAACAACGATCTTTTTTATCAGGAGTCGGGCTGGACGGCTGCTGGCGTTCCGATTGAGACGGATCGCTATGCAGAGACGGGCTCGATCAATCTCCAGAACGGCGGTCTGATTACGTTTGTGCGCCAGGCGATGACGGACAGCGGATATGGCTATGACAGCACGCAGCTTACGTTCCTATCATCGTTCACGCCGGAAGGCGCTGAGACGACATCTGGACCCTATCATCCGCGTTCTGACGGGTACACGGATGTTCGCGTGACTGGCCGGGACTATCGGATCAAGGTCGCTGCGACGCAGGACGCGCCGTGGAGCATAGGCGAGATGCGGATTGACTTCACAGCGAGGGGCGGACGATGAGGATCTTAATTCCGCCTCCTCCGGCTCAGTACGATCCTGGCTATCTGACGCGGGCTTTTGCGTCGATTGAGCAGATGGCTGCGTTCACTGTGACGCGGTTGGAGGCCATCGACGGCATATTGCTGCAAGCGCCGGATGGCGGTGTGTGGAAGGTCAGCGTCGATAATTCTGGAAACGTCGTAACAACATCGGTGCCTCTTGGACAATCAGGCTCGCCTCCTTACTAGGATGGAGAAGGCTTTGCGTTTGGCTGGTGGAACGCACACGGTCGCAGATGTGGTCGAGGCGCTGAACGCTGGGCGGATGCAGGGCTTCTGGTCCGAGAATGCTGGCGTCGTGACCCAGGTTGTGCAGCATCCTCGAAAGAAGGAGCTGAACGTGTTTCTGGCGTTTGGCGATCTGGGCGAGGTGATGGCTATGCAGCCGCAGATTGCCGATTTTGGCCGTCAACATGGCTGCTCGTTTATGGTAATGTCGGGACGAACAGGTTGGAAGAAAGTCCTTCCAGAACACGGTTGGTCGCAGGTTGGCGTGACATACGCCCTGCCTCTGGAGAATTGAGATGGGAAAAAGCGCCCCTTCAGCACAAACCGTCGTCAACAAGACGGAACTTCCTCCGTTCGTTACTGAGGCGGCTCAGAAGAACCTTGCGATTGCGGATGAGCTGGCGCAGCGCCCGTACCAGCCTTACGGCGGGTCTGTGGTTGCCGGGTTTAGCCCGGAGCAGCAGCAGGCGTTCCAGATGGCGCAGCAGAACGTCGGCTCCTACCAGCCTGCGTTGACTGCGGCTATGGGCGCTGCTGCTGGCGGGGCTTACTACAATCCGCAGATGGTGACGGCACCGAGCTTTCTCGAAGGCAACATCCAGCAGTACATGAACCCGTACCTTTCTGAGGTTGAGCAGCGCGCGACCAGCAATGCTGAACGCGCCTTGCAGCAGCAGATGAACCAGATTTCGTCTCAGGCGATCCAGTCCCGCGCTTTCGGCGGCTCTCGTCAAGGGATTGCAGAAGGGGTCGCAGCCGCAGAAGGCGCTCGCGGGATCGGTGATCTTTCCGCACAGCTCCGCGCGCAGGGCTTCCAGCAGGCGGCGGCTCTTCAGCAGGCCGATCAGGCTCGCATGATGCAGGCTGCTCTGGCTAACCAGCAGGCGGGGCTGGCGGGTGCGGGACTTGGGCTTCAAGGGGCTGGCGTTCTCAGCAATTTGGCGCAGCAGCGTCAGTCGCTTGGTCTGGCAGATGTTGGCGCAGTCGGGGCTGTGGGCGAGCAGCAACAGGCGCTTCAGCAGCGGCAGCTTGAGGAAGCCTATGCACGCTTCATCGAGCAGCGCGATTTCCCGACGCAACAGCTCAACCTTCGTCTTGCAGCTCTTGGCGCTACGCCTTATGGGCAGACGACGACGCAGACCAAAACGGGCGGCGAGTCGGGCAGCAGCTTGGCTGCTGGCCTTGGTGGCGCTGGCAGCTTCCTCGCTGGCCTCGCTGCTATTGGTTCGTTCTGATGGACACGGCGCTCCTGTTCTCGGGCGGCAAGGATAGCCTTGCCTGCCTGTACCTTTACCGAGATGTCTGGGACCGTCTCCCCGTCATCTGGGTGAACACGGGCGCTGTTTATCCTGAGATGATCGAGTACATGGAGGGCTGGAAGAAGCGCCTTCCGAACTTCATTGAAGTGAAGACCGATCAGCCGTCGAATGTCGCGCATCATGGCTGGCCGGTTGATGTTCTGCCTGTCCAGAACTCCAGCCTTGGACGGGCGCTCTACGGCAGCAATCTTCCGTTGATGCAGTCCTATCTGAACTGCTGCGCTGAGAACATCTGGTTCCCGCTGCATCGGGCTATTCTGGCGGCTGGCGCGACGAAGGCGATCAAGGGGCAGAGAAAGTCCGACGATCACAAATCGACCGCCACGGATGGCACGACGATCTACGGCGTCACCTACCTGATGCCGATCTACGATTGGACGACGCAGCGCGTGTTTTCGTATCTGAACGAGGTCGGTGCGAAGCTGGCCCCTGGCTATGCCGCAGGCGAGAAGACGGGCCGGGATTGCTGGGATTGCACGGCGTATCTGTCCGACAATCGGAAGCGGATCGAGAACCTGCCTGAAGATAAGAAATTGGAGATTAAGCGGCGTCTTGGTATTATAGATCAGGCCGTGCGCACGCAGTGGAGTCCGTCAACATGACGCCGCAAGAAATCCGGCAGAGGTTCCTGAATGCGATTGCGGGGCCTGAGAGCGCTGGCCGCTACGACGTTCGCTACACGCCGCGCGGTGGGACACAGTTCACCGGTTATGATACGCATCCGCGCATCTTTGAGCCTGGGCCGAAGGGGCCGTCCAGCGCTGCGGGCCGCTATCAGATCACCTACTCGACGTACCGGGATCTGGGCGGTGGACCGTTCACGCCAGAGGCTCAGGATCAGATGGCGTGGCGTCTTGGTACGCAGAGATATCGAGCTGCGACCGGACGTGATCTTGAGGCTGACTTGCGAGATCAGGGCTTCACGCCGCAGATGATGCAGGCGCTCGGTCCGACATGGGAAGGTCTGCAAAAGAACCCGCAGAAGGCTGCTGAATGGTTCAAGCGCCCCATTAGCGAAGGCGGTGGAGAGTTCCGCGCGCAGGCTGCTGACACCGCGCAGATCGGCTCTCCTGCTGCTCAGGCTCCTATTGGTCAGGCTGCTCCTGCTGCGCAGCAGCAAGCCCCTGTGTACGCGAACGACTGGTCAACTGCGGCTCGCAGGTTCGGCAACTTCCTTGCGCCTAGCATGGTAGAAGCGCCTCAGCCTCTCGCGCCGGATCAGGCGCAGGCGCAGATCGCGCAGCAACGGCAGATGCAGACGGAGCTTTCGCAGGCGAATGACGCGATGCGAGCATTCTCTGCGCTGTCGTCTTATGGCGCTGCGCAGAGAGCGCGCGAGGATCAGCCGATGTCATTGCTTCAGCCTTCGATTGTTCGCGGGCGTGTGGTGCCAATACAGTTTCAAAGAGGATTGCTCTGATGGCGACGATGTGGGATGAGTTCATGCGCACGGTCCCTGGCGCTTCCAGGTCTCGTGTTCTTCCTCCTGGTGTTGCTGGCGGCTCTATGCCGATGATGCCCATGATGCCGCAATCACCAGTTCCTTCGATGGTGTCTGCGCCTCCGATGGTTGCGGCAACTGACATCTTCCCGTCTATTCCTCCTTCCGGCATCCAGCCTCTCGCACCCGTTCGTGAAATTGGCGCTGCTCCAGGCATGAGCGCGCCACTTCCTCCTGTGCGCCCTTCTGCTCCCGGCGCTCCGATGCAGCTTGCTTCTGCGGCTCCATCCGTTCGCGAGAGCTTCATGCAGCGACTGCTTGGTGGTCCTGTCTATCAATCAAACGGTATGCCGTTGCTTGCACAGCCGCAGGGGCCGACGCCTTCTGGCGCGACGCTGCCTCCCGCCATGCAGGCGACAACGCCCCAGCAGATCAACTTTGGCAACCCGGATAATCCTGCGGACTTTGTTCGCGCTGATCGCGCCCTCATGGGCCTGCCAGAAGACGCTCTGCGTATCGCAGGGCTTCTGGGCTAAGGAGTTTTAGAGATGGCTGACGGCATCCTCGACGGTATCAGCAACGCAGTTGGCGGCGTTGGCGACTTCTTTCTGAACAGAGGTCGCTACGCCGATCCGAACGCCATCAATCCTCAGTTCGGCGTTCCAGAGGCCGATGTTCGTCAGGCTGGGATCAACACGCTGGCGAACGTATCTGCGCTGCTTCTCGCTGCTGGGCAGCCGATGAGCGGATCTGAACGCGCAAAGCTGTTGGCCGGTATTGGTCCTGCTCTCGGCGGGATGCAGACCGACATCTACAAGGCTTCGCAGGCTCGCCTGATGACGGCGCAGCAGCGCACCGCGATGGAAGAGGCTCGTGGCCTTGCGTCCCTTGGCGAGAGGATGAAGACAGATCCCGAAGGTGTTGGGAGACTTATCGGCAGGGATGCTGATTTCGTTCGCGCTAATACGCCGACCAACATCATGAAGATCATGCAAAGCATCGGAACTCGTGATCCGTTGCAAAGGGAGTTGCAGCAGGCTCAGCTTGGCGAACTCAAGACGAAGCAGCAGATTGCTCAGGAAGAGGCTGCGTCTCTGGCTTCTCTAAGCGAGCAAATGAAGACAGACCCTGAAGGCGTTGGACGTATGATTGGTCAGGACGCTGATTTTGTCCGCCGCTCTTCGCCAAGAACAATTATGGAAATTTCTAAGCAGCGTGCGACAGCGCGGTCAAGCGGTCAGTTCCGTGAAGAAACGCGCATTGGCCCCGAAGGGAAACCTATTCTTGGTCAGGTCAACACTGCAACAAATGAGTTCAAGCCTTACGTTCAGCCGCCTACCACTCAGATAACCGGTGAGAAGGCTGAGGAGGCCACAGTCGGCAAATCGCTGGGTGAAAGGCAAATCGAGACGCTAACAGCAGCCGCAAAAGTGCCTATAGAAATAGCAAAACTTAATCTTACGGAAAGGATTGCTGGGAACATAGCAACAGGTAAATGGGCTGACGTTAAGGGTAGCATTGTGGCAGGAGCTAAGGCGCTTGGTATATCTGATGACGCGATTAGAAGCATCTCTGGATTGGACCCAAATCTCCCCGCAGCACAGCAGCAATTAACATCTATTTTCAGCAGCCTTACTATCGGTTTGCTCGGGCCAGGTGGCTTTCCTACCAACAACTTTTCTAACAAAGATTTGGAATTTTTGAATAACATTTATCCCAGAATTACCGACGAGCCAGAAGCGATTAAATTGAAAATTGAGGTTATGCGAAGGATAGAAAGGCAGAAGGCTGACAAAGCGTCGGAATGGAGAACGTATCAAAAAAGAGAAAGAGATGCTGGAAGGAAGCCGAGCTTCTATGATTTTGAGCAAGACTATCTTTCTAAGCTGAATGATCTTGCAAAGGATGGGAAGGACGTCTTCTCGGATCTAATTCCGAGAATACCTGCTGCTGCAACTGGGGGCGCTCGCCCTGCTGCACCTCTTAGCGGAACCGCTGGTGGCCTGAATTGGAGAGTTGAGCAATGACCACGCTTAACATCGAAGGCCGCCGTGTAAAGGTGGATGACGCCTTTCTCTCGATGTCGCCAGAAGAGCAGACGCGCGTCGTGTCTGAGATCGCTCGCTCTCTGAATTTGCAGCCGTCAGCTCCTGCTGCGGCGCAGGCTCCCGCTGCTGAATTTGTTCCGCCACCTCCCGGTATGGGCGAGTTTATGCCGCTTGCGACGACGCAGGCAGAAGCCGGTCAGATCCGTTCTGCGCAGCAGGAGGCTTTGAAAGGTGTGGCTTCTGGCGTAGGTCAGATCGCTACAGGGACCGCAGAGCTTGTCCCAGGTCAGCTTGGTCAGCGCGCTGCTGAAGCAACGCAATACCTGAAAGAAGTCGGCTCGCCTGAAGGCCAGATGATAGGCCGTGCGGGTGCCAGCATCGCCCCCTTCGCTGCTGGCGCTCGCGCAGTTGGCGGCATCGGGCAGGCGATTACCGCCATACCTGGCGTTGCAAATGTCGCTGGCCGTCTTCCTGCTTTCGTGCAGGGCGCTGGCCGCATTCTTGGTGGCGCTACATCTGGCGCTGCTGGCGGCGCTGCTGTAGGCGCGACAGCCCCGACTGGAATAGTTTCGGAGCCGGAACGATTTGCTGCGAAGCGCGGCGAGGCTGGCAAAGAGGCTGCTATCGGCGGCGCTATCGGCGGCGGCTTCGGGCTTCTCGGAGAAGGCGTCCGCGCTGCTCGCGGGACTATGCTTCCTGAGATTGTAGGCGCGCGTGTTGAAGGCGTTGGCGGTCAGCAGTTCGATGATGCAGCCCGACTTATCTCTGACGCCAAGAGCAGGTTTGGCATCGACATCACGCCCGCAGAAGCGCTTCAGGCTGTTACAGGCGGTCGCACTGGAATGGGAAATCTTCAGGGATACCTTGAGCAATCTCGTGGCGGCGCGCAAGCGTTCGCGCAAAGGATGGGAGATAGGCCTGAGCAAGTAGCTACGGCTGTGCAAAGACAATTAGACGAGATAGCTCCGGCCTTGCGCAATCCTTCGCTTCTGGAGTTTGAAGCTCGCAAGATAGCAGATCAATACAAGCAACAAATTGATAGAATGCGAACGCAGGCCACTCAGCAGTTCTATCAGCCTGCTAGGGGAAAAGAAGTTAATCCAAACGCGGTTGGAGCTGTCGTTAAAGAAATTCGGTCTCTAGCTGCGGAAGATAAATCAGGTAAGATTATTGCTCCAGTTCTTCAGCGACTTGAAAATCTCTTGATTGCAAAACCTGCGCAGCCAGCAGTCGGACCTGGCCCGCGCGAGGTGCCGACTGGAATGCGCGCAATGCGCGTTTCAGAACCTCCGAAGGCGGCTGTTCCTGAAGAATATATTACAGATGTGAACACGCTTGAGATGGCTCGCCAGCTACTTAAGTACAGCGCTGATGCTCCACTGTATACCGCTGAAGGCATCTCTAAGGTGCAGAGCAAGAAGCTTCTGGATGGGCTTAAGTCCCTAGGAGATATGCTTGAGAGAAATGTCCCTCAATTAAAGCAAGGTAGGGCTGAATACGAGAAATTTTCCCGCCGATTGGACAAACAAAATTTAACGGTAACTGGTCAGTTTGCTGACGCTCCCACCTTGCGACAACAGCAACAAGTTTTGTTTCCATCTGGAGAGCGGCTGGTTCCTGGGCAAGAAGGCGAAATTGAGCGTGCCTTTAGATCAATAGCTACAAGGCAGGAGCGTTTACGGCCAGAGCAGATGCCGCTTCCTGATTTTGAAGCGCCACGCGCCGCTGCCCCTCAGATCGCGCGCCAGCTTCTGCGGCAAGAGCTTGCAGGCACATCAGCACGCACTGCTGAAGCCCTTACCTCCCGTGGTCTTCCGAACCAATATGCAGGCGCTGCATTCCAAGCAGCTCTACAAAGAAACCCGCAGCAGTACGCCAACCTTCAAGCTGCATTTAGGGGAGCTGGCGTTCCGTTTGAGCCAACATCTCGCTTGCTCGAAGTGCTGCAAGCTACCGGATATCGTCAGGGGGCAGGTTCACAAACAGAACCGTTTAGACAGTTCAACGAACTTATCGGATCTGGCGGGTTGAGCGGCGCAGTGCGAGGAATAGCTTCTCCGTCTACAACAACTCGACAGGCTTTGACCCAAGGCGCTATCGAAACGAGGACAGCCGAACTGAGCCGCATCCTTCTCAGCGGCGAAGAAGGGCTGCGCACGATCCAGCGTCTTGCTCGCCGAAACGACACGGACGGCGAGATAGCGCGCAATCTTCTGAGCCTCAGAGATGTGACCGCTGGAGGGCTGTTAAGCCAATAACCCTTCCATCGCCTCCGCCAGCTCCGCGTCGTCTGCTTCAAAGACGTGGGCATAGGTCCGCAGCGTCGTGGTCACGTCGGAATGGCCGAGGCGCTGCGAGACTGCTTTCACCGGCATCTTCTTCCGCAGCAGCGTTGTTGCGTGCGCATGTCGGGCTGAGTGTAAGCAATACCCGTCACCCAGCCCGACCGCTGCCATCGCAGCACCTACGGAGCGAGAAAGGTGCGCGAGAGAGGGACGCCCGCCCTGTGCCGAGAGGAGGATGGTCTCAGACGGGCCTCGTGATATTGCACGAAGCTCCCCCAAAAGACTAGCGGGCAGAGAGACGACACGCACAGCCGACGCTGTTTTCGGTTTGGAAACACGCTCCACGCCGCCAATCCGCACAATTCCCTTGGTCACGAAAAGTTTACCTGTGGATAAGTCCACGTCTCCCCAAGTCAGCGCAGCGATCTCTCCACGGCGCAGGCCGGTCGCAATCGCGATCCTGACGGCCAGCCCTACCAGCGGCTTGTGCTCGACGTAATCCAGAAGCGCCCGGATCTGGTCATCCGTCAGCGCCTTCCTATCCGTCTTTTCCTTGCGGGGCGGTTTGACTTTGAGCATGGGCGATGCAGGAATATCGCCCTGTTCCACGACCCAGGAGAAGAAGCCGCAGAGGATCTGGTGAGCGACCCGAACCGTGGACGCCGAACACGTCCGCAGGCGGGCAATGTACCACGACGTAATGTGTTGAGGCTTAACATCGCAGATGGGCAAGTTCCCATGCAGGCCGAGGAAGCCGCAGCAAAAATCCCTGTAGTTTCTGGCCGTTGTCTCTGAGATCAGGCCGAGCCCGCGACGTTCCTCGATCCAGTCCGCAAATCGCTCCTGCAACATTTTTCTCGCTCCGTCGCTTTTCTCTATTGACGGAATTAAAATTGACGATCATTCTCTCCTCGTCAAGTCGGCTGATGCGCCGCACATTCAGGAGCGAGGGATGACGGAAAAATACGAAGTTGATGGAGTGAGACTCCACGATCTGCTGGCCGAAGCGTCTTTCGTCATCGGCTCCCTGGGAGGCCAGCCAAACGTCCCGCTGACAGACGCTGCACGACATGAAATGGTTTTGATCGCAGCGCGCTTGCGCAAGGCGCGGGATGCAGTGATCGCAGATCAGAAGCAGGTGCAATCATGACGTACATGACACACGAAGATGTGATGCAGCACATGACGAAGATTGTTCTTCCAGCCTTCACGCGCTGGCAGGCTATCGAGCTGCTGCTTGCTGCTGGGTATTCATTGGAAGAAGTAGCCACGTTCGTTGACGAAGCCATGCGTCGTGCATGGCGCATGATGAGGAAGAGGAGCTATAGAAATGGGTAATGTTATTATAAACGGAGTTGAGTACGCGCCTGTTAAGAAAGCAGCGGGATCTCGCGCTGTTGTCGTTGTTGATCGCGGCTGGATTTTTGCCGGAGATGTGACGCGCGCCGATGGGCGAATTTATCTTTCTAATGCGCTGCACGTTTTTAAATGGGAGTCGCTAGGCTTTAGCGGAATGATTGCAGATCCTAAAAAGGCAAAAGCAGACTTACGCAAAATCGCTGACGTTGACATTCCAGAAGGTGCTGAAGTGTTTTGCGTACCTATTCCTGATGGCTGGGGGCTCTGATGAGCGGAGACGTTAAGCCAGTAGGCTCCGGCTCCGGCTCCGGCTCCGGCTCCGGTTACGGCTCCGGTTGCGGCTACGGCTCCGGTTACGGCTCCGGTTACGGCTCCGGCTCCGGTTGCGGCTCCGGTTGCGGCTACGGCTACGGTTACGGCTACGGTTACGGCTACAGCTACGGCGGCGGCGGCGGCGGCACAATCAGCAATCGTTTAGGCTTGCGTTCAGTTGCTCGCATGATGAGGAAAGCAAAATGACCAACAATCAGCTTGTTTCAATCGTAGAACGCATTGAGAAGATCGAGGATGATCGGGCGCTGCTCGCTGCGGATGTGAAGGAGATTTACTCCGAAGCGAAAAGCAACGGGTTCGATCCGAAGATAATCAAAAAGATTATCGCCATGCGAAAGAAGGATGCCGAAGAGCGCGAACGCGAGGAGGATCTGCTTCAGAGTTACATGGCTGCGCTCGGGATGCTCGCAGACACGCCGCTCGGAGAAGCCGCCATGGCTCGCGCCAAGGAGCAGTTCTGATGCAATGGCTGAAGACAAAAACGCATTTTGGCCCGCACATCTGGGTCTGCCTTGAGGATCAAGGCGTGTCCCGCTCAATCCTGCACACAGGACGGTGGGAGCCTCATGTTGAGAAGCTGCTGCACGACTACACATATAGGGACATCACGTTTCTCGATGTCGGGGCGAACGTCGGCTACTTCTCTCTTTCAGTGGCGAGCAAGCTGCGCGCTCTTGGGTCTGGTCGCGTAATCGCTGTTGAGGCTAACCCGCTCGTCACGCCCTATCTGATGGCGTCCGTCGTTGAATCCGGTCTGGACGACATCATTGATGTTCTGCCTTATGCCGTCTCCGAAGAGAACGGTTTGGTCGAAATGCTGGCTGAATTTGGCGACAACCTTGGGGGATCTACGATCAGGAAAGTGTCGCGCCAGGATGTGAGCAAGAACGTGGTTCCGTGCGTGAAGCTGGATGACGTGCTGGATGATGTTCCGCATATCGACTTAATGAAGATGGACATAGAAGGCGCGGAGCTTTTGGCGCTTCATGGGATGAAGGCGCTGCTCATTCGGCACAAGCCTGACATCATCATGGAGATCAACAAGGATTGCCTACAAGGCGTCTCTGGCGTCTCTGTGGCGACGCTCTCCAATCACATGAAGCTGATCGGCTACGAAGCGTTCGACTTCTTTGGTGAGCTGCGGAAGGTGAGCGTCGAGGAAATCGTAGAGATCGTTGACGCCAACAATTACTACGACTTTTTGTTCCGTCCGAAGTGAGGCGTTCGATGAACCTGGAGCAGCAGATCGCACATTACAAGTCGGTTCGCAACAGGATCATGAACGCGAAACGTGCTTCGCTGGTGATGAAGAAGGAGCCTGATCCGGAGGACGTGTACGTGGCTCCAAAGCCGCCGAAGAAGAGGAGAGAGCATAACGTCAAGGTGACGAAGGAGACGCAGGAAAGCATCGCGTACATATTGGATGCTTACGGAGTGACGTGGAACGAGGTTATCGGTCCATGCCGAAAGATTAAATACACAATGCCAAGGCGCGCGATTTGGTGGATGCTGCGGTGCAAAGGATTAAGCACCGCGCATATAGGCACTCTGACTAATCGCGATCACACAACCATTCTCAACGGACTGAAAAAGGTGAGCTCATGGGACCGAAACTGATTTTGAACGAAGCAAGCAATCTGATCGATGATCGTGGCGTTAACTATGGCGGCATCGAGCAGAATTTTGACCGCGCTGCGAAGATCGCCAGCCTGAAGCTGGACAAGCACATCTCGCCATACGAAGTCGCGATCATTCTTGAGAGTGTCAAAGATGCGCGCCGCGCTGTAGCGCCTGAGCATTACGACAGCCACATCGACGGGATTAATTACCGGGCATTTGCGCTGCTGCTGTCCGGCGCTCAGAGGGGCATCCCGACGACGCAGGAGATGGCCGGGATGATTAACAAGCTGAACGATGAGGCGTAATATGAGCAAGATCATTAGAACGCCACAAAAGGCAACGGGTGGCATTACTGCCGAAGAGAAGGCGCGCATGGAAGAACATGCGAAGCTTTGGATTAAACGCGCCATGCGCACAGACCCCATTGAGCCGGAGAAGATCGTCCCAGCTATTGAAGGATTGTATGAAGCGGCTGGTTTGAAAAAGCCACGCGTGGTGATTGCACCTTCTCCTCTCGTCATGGCGTTCGCATATGGTGCGTCGGCTACAATCTGGTACTCTCGAAAGAATGTTAAAGCTGCGACCTACGCTGCGACCTACGCTGCGACCCACGCTGCGACCGACGTTGCGACCTGCGCTGCAACCCAAGCTGCGACCCACGATGCAACCGACGATGCGACCTACGCTGCCACCGACGATGCAACCGACGCTGCAACCGACGCTGCGACCCAAGCTGCGACCCACGCTGCAACCCACGCTGCGACCCACGCTGCGACCAGAGATGCAACCGACGCTGCAACCGACGCTGCAACCCACGCTGCAACCCACGCTGCAACCTACACTGCGACCCAAGCTGCGACCAGAGATGCGACCCACGCTGCGACCAGAGATGCGACCTACGCTGCGACCTACGCTGCGACCCACGGTGCGACCGACGCTGCGACCGACGCTGCGGCCGACGCTGCGACCCACGCTGCGACCCACGCTGCAACCCACGCTGCGACCGACGTTGCGATCCGCGCTGCGATCCGCGCTGCGACCAACGATGCGACCGAAGCTGCGACCTACGCTGCGACCGACGCTTGTTTTGAGTTGGCCGGTAATTTTGGCATTGAGTGTGCAAAATTATGGTTTAGATCATATCAAGGCGGAAATATGTGGGCGTCTTACGATTGTTATTTGACAGCGTTCCGAGACATCTTAGGTCTTGATCTGCCAGCACATGCAAAATACCGTTTTTGGGAACAAGCAGCCATTCACGGCGGGTTTCGCGTGATGCACGAAGATTTCTGCATCGTCAGTGATTTCCCGGAACGCATTCTGGTTGACGAGCAAAACCGACCGCATTGCGAAAATGGGCCATCTCATCGTTGGAGAGACGGTTGGTCACTATACCATTGGCACGGCGTAAAAGTGCCTGCGCACTGGATCGAGGATCGCGCCAACTTAGACCCAAACGAAGTCATCAAGTGCGACAACGTCGAGCAGCGCGCGGCAGGGGCAGAGATTGTTGGCTGGCCGAAGATGCTTGATGTTCTCAAGGTCAAAGTGATTAACGACAGCGGCAACGAAGACATAGGGCAACTGATTGAACTGAAGCTGCCGGGTCTAAATAAGCCGGGTCGTTTCCTAAAGGCTCGATGCCCGAGAAACGGCATCATCGTTGAAGGCGTTCCGCACGAAAGCGACATCGACGGATTGCCGATTAACACTGCCCTGGCTGCACAGGCGTGGAGAATTGGCGACGCGCAGTCGGAATATATCCACCCCGAAAAGCGTACTTAAAAAGGAGAAAGCATATGGCTAAGCAGATCATCGGCGCACAAGGCGAAATCACCATCATCAAGATCGACGGCATTCCTAATGCTCAAACGAAGAGGGCTGAGCGTAGCGCGAAGGGCTTCATCATCTCGCACAGCGAGAGCGGGCATCATCACATCCTGACCGGAGGTGACGTGCTGGAACGGACTGATAAGGTTCCGGCAGGGATGCAAATCCTGTACGCCATTCTTGATGAACCGGCGTCACTCATTCAGGACGCGCAGGTGCCGCACGGTGGGTACGATCTCGCCCCCGGCTTCTACGAGTTTCGCATTGCGCGCGAGTACAACCCGTTCCTCGAAGAAGCACGGCGCGTGGCTGATTGATCTACAGCGCGGGAGTGCGACCCGCGCCGCCCTTGAGGGGAAAAGGTAAACTTTGATAGGTGTCCAACTGAGGGATGATGAAGATGACCGAATGGCAACCGATTGAGACAGCGCCGAAGGATGGAAGAATTATTGAGCTGACGGCCCTTGAGGATGACGGATCAACTTTTGAAATCCACCCGATGCAGTGGGTGCACATCCAACAGAACGCGCTGTTCCCTGGCGTCACTGGCATGTGGACCGCACCGGGCGGTGAATACACTTGGAACGGAACGCCAGACAACGGCGGCCCTACGCACTGGCGCGAACTTACGCTTCACCCGCGCCGCCCTTGAGGAGAAGAAGTGATGAACGGATACACGGCATATAGGCTATGGTGGTATAGAAATCAGGCGCAGCACAGTCTTTCTAATGAGAGAAGTGTCGATTTGCAGTTTGAGGATCACATCAATTCAATGCCGATGTCTGAGCTATTTTTCTTATTTGAAAGAATAGCAGATGGAGAATACGACGGCTTCCTTGCTGCCTATAAAAGAGAAACTGAACGTTTAAAAGAATTGGCAAAAGAGCCTTAGAGCTTCGCCCATGTCGGGCGAAGGATCGTGAATGTTCGCGATCTAATTGAAACAGGTCTGGTTGGTCTTCTCCAGTCTTGTTTCGGTCTGCCCTGAACTGACTTGCCCCCTGGCGTATCGGAAACCCGTCAGGGGGCTTTTTAAGGAGCGATCATGGATACATGCGTTAGTTGCAAGTTCACGGCTGTGAAGGATGGCGGATCTTTGCTGTGCCATCGCTTTCCGAAAGCGCAGCGTGTAGCGAGAGATTATCTCTGCGGCGAATGGCGACCTGATGTGAAAAAGGAACAGAAAAATGGAAATGATAAAAAATCTTCCGGCAAGTGAGTATCACGCGATCAAGGCTCTCAGCGCCTCGACGGCCAAGCAGCTTCTAAAGTCACCAGCGCATTATCTCGCCAGCCTCGCTAATCCGCGTGAACCTACTGCTGCTATGCGGCTCGGAACGCTCTGCCACACGCTCGTATTCGAGCCGCAGGAGTTTGAGAAAGAGTTCGCGATCATGCCAAAGGTGGACAAGCGCACGAAGTTCGGCAAGGAAGCCGCCGCCAGCTTCGAGGAAGCGAACGAAGGCAAGATCATTCTGGACGAGTACCAGTATGAGAAGGCTCGCGCGATTGCCGACAGCGCGCTCGATCACCCGCTCGTGCAGGAATATATGAAGGGCGGGGATGCCGAAGTCACGATGCTGTGGGAGCAGTACGGCCTGCCCTGCAAAGCGCGCGTGGACTATCTCGTGGGTGACGTCATCTTCGATCTCAAGACATGCCAGGATGCAAGCCCGGAAGGGTTTGCGCGACAGATCGGGGCGTTCCAATATCACCTGCAAGCATCTCACTACGCAGAGGGATATGAAGCGATAAACGGCAAGCCGCTGGATCGGTTTTGTTTCATCGCGGTTGAGAGCGAGCCGCCTTATGCGACCGGCGTCTATGTAATCGACAGCGTTGGGCTGCAATCAGGGCGCGCGTTCATGGCGAAGGCGGCGAAAGCGTTCAAGCAAGCGCAGCAGCCGGAGAAAGTCAAAGCAATGTACGCAGATCATCTGGTTGAGCTGACATTGCCGAATTGGTCCCTTGCGCAACCTTTCTCGGCATAAGTAGCAAACTATAGTTGACGAGATGGATTAAGATTATGCAGGGTGAGCGAGAAGGAGTTCAAGGCCATGCAGGTTCGTTCGTCCCGTCAACTGCTTGACGTGTTTGAGAAAGAGATGAAGCGCGAAGGTTTCTCCGAGCGCGGGTTAGCAGCGAAGGCGCAACTGTCGTCCAACACCATCCACGCGTTGCGTCAGCGCGGTGGAAATATGACAACGGACACGATGCTGCGGCTTGCGAAGGAATTGGGCGTGAAGGTGAGGGTGGAGAAATGATCCTCGGTATCGACTGCGGCCAGAACGGCGCGCTCGCGTTCTTCGACTTCGAGAAAGGTGAGCTAACGATCTTCGACATGCCGGTTGCAACGGTTGAGCGCAACGGAAAGACGAAGAAGGAGGTGAGCCCTGCAATGCTGGCGATGCTATGTCGCGGCATTGAGGTGCGTCGCGCGATTGTGGAGCGGGTTAACGCGATGCCAGGGCAAGGCGTAACAAGCATGTTCGCCTTCGGGCGTTCGTTCGGCATCGTGGAGGGCGTTCTTGGCGGATTGAACATCCCAACTAGCTACGTCACACCGCAAGCATGGCGCAAGGCGATGCAGGTGCGCGAAGGCAAGGACGGCAGCAGGCAGAGAGCTGCGGAGCTGTTCCCAAAGTACGCGGATCAGTTCGCGTTGAAGAAGCACGACGGCAGAGCGGAAGCGGCATTGATCGCATATTACGGAGCGTTGAAATGATACCTTTGACAAAACCGCAAGGCGAGGAGCTTGCGAAGATGCAGGCGGATACTGCTCGCGGAATGGCTTTTTGGTCTGGTAGTGGACCGCCTTGGGCAACGTGTCGTGAGTGTATCGCGTGGGGTGTCGGCAGAAAGTTCAAGCGAGATAGATGGGGCGAGCTGCTGCCGCGCCGCTGCACGACATATTCGCGCATGGCTGGAAGATCAGGCCCAGGAGTTCCGCATCATAAAGCGGCTTGCAAATACTTTGAGGCAAGACCAAAAGCGCCAGTTGGCATGACGTCCAAGAAGGACGAGACGTAGGTGATCGATAAGTCCGCATTATGATCGCGGCAATTTGAGAGGAGAAAAAATGGGTTACATGCTAAGGAGCCGCAGGGCTACAAGTCGATCAATCGTGAAGCAGTTCGCGGTCATTGAAAATGATCCTAAAAAGATTAAGGCGATAGAGAACAAGCTTCGCGCAATCTTTTGCACTACTGATGCTTTCACCGCGTTGAATATTTTGTCTCAATTCTCTGTTGAGACAGTTTGCGCCATCACGCCAGTTCTGCAAGAGCGCAGGAAGCTATATCGCTATTTCTTAAAGCACATTAGAAATGCAGCCATCATGAACCAGCTAGAGATTTCCATAGAGCAGCAAATTTTTGTTGAGAGGGCTGAACGCTCGGCAGCAGAATACGAGGCGCATATAAAACGAGCGCGTGAGGAGTCAGAGCGAGCAACTTTGGCAGATCAAGCGAAGAACATTTAACTAATCCCTTCCGGTGGGGTTCACCGGGTAATCCAAAAGGAAAAGTGAAATGGCTATTGGTATAAATTTGGAAGAGAAGAAGGGCGGCAGCTCGTTCTTGCCGGTGCTGAAGTTCGACGCGAAGGCGGGGGACTTCATCATCGTCAACAGGGAGCCCATGAGCGATGGAACGTGGGAGAAGACGGAGCTGGAGCTGAAGACGCCGGTTAAGTTCGTCGCGGACTTTGCAAACCTTGAAGTCGGCTGGATGTCCTTCAAGCCCGGCGCGGTGGACTTTAAGCTGGCGAAGATCGGCGAGAAGATGCCGGATCGCCCGACTGCGGATCACAAGCAAGGCGTCCGGCTGAGGATCTTCCTGAAGGAACACGGTCTGCGGGAGTTTGCGCACACGTCGAAGAACGTCCTGAGAGCGTTCGACAGCTTGCATGACGAGTACGCGAGCGCAGCGGACGCGAACTCTGGCAAGATGCCGGTGATCGAGGTGAGCGGCACCGAGACAGTGAAGATGCAGACGAAGGAAGGCGAGCTGCGTTTCAAGGTTCCTAAGTGGAGCATCTCCGGCTGGGTTGCGCCGCCTGCGGAGTTTGCGGCGGCTGCTGCTCCCGAGCCGGAGAAGCCAGCGCCAAAGGCGATGCCAAAGGCAAAGCCAGCGGAAGAGCCAGAGGAATTTTGATCTAACGACAGCCCCCGCCCTAAAAAGCGGGGGTTTTTGCTAAGGGTAGGGACACCAACAAAAGGCGCGGCAATGCAATTATCGGCAACGCATGAGACAGAGGACGCGACGATGCTGCTGGCCTACGCGACAGGGGGCGCTACCGACACAACGCTGATCCCCAAAAGCTACACGTGGGAGGGCTTGTGCGACCGGCTCATGTCCCCGCGCGTCGGGAACAAAGACGGCAGCTACTACATCCGGGGCGGGAAGCTGAAGGCCAACAAGCGCGCGGACGAGAATCTGCTGGAAGCGGAGCTTCTCATCTTGGACGTTGACAGCACGTTCGACCCGGTGACGGGCGAGATCAGCGCTGGAGGCCCGCCAATCGACGACGTAGCGCGCGTCCTCTCGCAGCTAGGCTACACGTTCGTGGGTCACACGTCCCACAGCGCGGCGCCGGAGCAGAATTTCTGGAAATACAGGATCGTCTTTCCTGCGAAAATGCGCAGCCAAGAGGAGCTTTGCGACTGCCTGGAATATATCATCGCCCAGTTGCACGGCGAGGGCGTCTACATCGCGGACGTTGCGGAGGCGCGTAGGTGGTCGCAGCCTTGGTTCCTGCCACGGGTGCGAACGGAGGAGGACAAGGCGCACTTCCGCGCGGTGCGATATGACGGTCTCCCGTTCGACGTCGTGGCGGCCTTGGAATGGGCGCAGGAACGAAAGAAAGCAGACGCAGCGATACACGCCGCCAAGCAGACGGCGCAGGCGCAGCAAGCTCACAGCATCGCCCAGAGCGCCACAGAAGGCGCAGGAACGGGGTCGGCATCTTTCGCTGCGTTTAACGACAGCGTAGGGCTGGAGGGCGTCAGGAGCGCGCTGGAGGCGGCTGGATATAGGTTCGGGTATTTCGACAGGCGGCAGCAATGCTACCGCTACATGCGGCCAGGATCTGAGTCGCGAACCTGCGGCGTTGTCGTGTTCAAGGGATCGCAGGGGCATTGGTGTACGTACTCGCATCACGGCAGCGCGGACCCGCTCAGTGGCCGCGTCTGCGACCCGTTCGATCTCATAACGACGCTGCAATATGGCGGAGACAGGAAATCGGCGGCTCGCGCGCTGATCCCGCGCGTGGAGGAGCCGTCTATTGTGGAGCAAATCGCGGCGCGCCAGGCTGCGGGCGAGGCGCGGCCCATGACCGACAGCGCCAACGCCGAACCGTTCAATCTACAGCCTGCGGGCGTGGGAACAAGTGAACAGAAAGCAAACGATTTCCAGCTTGAGCATTGGTCGGCAATGCAGGACCAGAAGGTGCGCTGGCTCGTACGGGATCTGATCCCTGCTGGCGGTTTCTGCGCGCTGTTTGGCAAGCCCGGCACGTTTAAGAGCTTCGTGGCGCTTTACCTAAGCGCCAGCATCGCCTGCGGGCGGGAAGCGTTCGGGAACGAGACGGAACAAGCGGCGGTCGTGTACGTGGCCGGAGAAGGCGGCTTTGGCATGGGCTCTCGCATGAGGGCGCTACGCAAACTGCACGAGATACCGGAGGACGCGCCCCTCTTTTTCCTGCGCAGGCAGATCAATCTCAGATCGACGCTTGATGACGCCACGAAGCTCGTGGACGCCATCAAGGCGCTTAACGTGCCCGTGGGGCTGGTCGTGATCGACACCCTTGCCAGAGCCTTCGCAGGCGGCGATGAGAACGCCAGCGAGGATATGGGCGCGTTTATGGCTATCGTGGCCGAGATCCAGCGGCTGCTTTCCTGCGCGGCCCTGGTCGTACACCATAGCGGTAAAGATGAAGCTCGCGGAATGCGCGGCCATAGCTCCCTGTTCGGCGCGATAGATGCGGAACTGGAAGTCACGCGGCTGTCAGCGGACGGGGCCGAGGACCGGATCGGGCAGCTTCGAACCAGCAAGCAGAAAGACGGTGAGGATAACAAGACGTTCGTCTACCGGCTGCCGCTTGTCTCGGTTTCCGACATTGATCCTGATGCGGCATCTCTCGCCGTTCAACCCATGACTAAAGATGAAGCTCAAGCTGTAAGGCCAGCGAAAAAAGGTAAGGCAGGACGCGGAGACGGGACCGGGCAGACACGGAACAGGGAGTCGATCAACGAAGGGCTGGCTGTCGCAGCCCTGCAACTTGCGCTCAAGCACAAGCCTTATGAGCCCATGTTCGAGCAGATGAAGGACGCCAAAAAGGTGGCCCATGAGGACGACTGGTTGTCCTTTTTTCGGACGCTTTACGATCCGGATGGCAAGAAAAAGCCGGAAAGCGCCACTAGGACGTTCAGGGAGGCCAAAAATGGCCTTTATCCATCCGGAAGGATAAGGTCCCTTAACAAATATGTTTGGATTTCAGAGGCTTATGACGAGGCGGATGGATAAGGATGCGGATGGATAAGAGGTCCGACAGCTTATCTCTCCGGAGGCGGATGGAGCGCAACCCTTTAGGGTGCGCATCCGCATCCGGAAAGTGTCCGGGGTCTAGAAAGGGCGTCCGGAGATGCCGATAGACGGAGGCAGCAGACGATTGGATGCCGCCGGTCCCTAGCCCGGTTTGTAGATCGGTTTGATCGGACCGGAGGGGATATAGCGGCGCTTACGGTTGCGAGGGGGAGGAGGAGCCGCAGGGACCGGAGGAGCCGCAGGGATGGTTGCGAGGTCGGCGGATGGCGAGGGAGGGCAGGGAGATGCAGGATCATCGGGCGCGGTCGGTTCCGGTTCGGGGCGCGGCATGGCGTCGAACGATTGCAAGCCCATTGCGACCAGGGCGCGCCATGTTGGACGCAGCGGGCGATCTCCGGCCCGGCAATCGCACCAGCGGCGAATCGTGCGCTCGCTGATTCCGATGACGGCGGCAAGTTGTTGCTGCTCCATGCCGCGCGCTTCTAACGCCGCGCGCAATTCAGACGGGGTTCGCGGGGATTGGTCAAGGCACAGCATGGTTCAGGCTCCGAAAGCAATGGCGAGGATGATGCAAAAGGCGACGAATATGGCGGCGCCGAGTAGATCGGTTATAGCGCGAATGACAGTGAACATTTTTGGTCCCTTTCAGGTTGGAACAGTGAGGAGGAGGATAGGATATGGCTAGGAAGCTCTCAGATGGCGCAGGAAGGCAGGGGAATGGGTTTGTGGCCGGTCCGGTATGGGTGGAGCAATCGCAGGCCGTCACGGAGGCTCTAAGGCCATTGGATAGGGTGGCCGTAGAATTTGAGGCCAAATGGGGCGTGGGTCGTCTCCCGCGTTTGGTGGCGCCGGATATGGCGGCGCGCTTTGGTTCGGCGCGAGACAAGTTGAATGAAGCCATTCGCGAGAATGACGGGGACGCCGTGGCGAAGCGTGCGGCGGTCCTGATCCGGGGCTGGCAAGCGTTGGACAAGGCGGCGCGTGACGCCGGTTGCGAGGCGTTGCCATTGCGAACAGTGGGCGTGCGGCATGAAGGGCGTTCCTATGTTGTGGCGTGGGATCGCGCGGATGTTCATCACGCGGCGATGCTTTCTGATGCGCCGGAGAACGTGCTGACGGTTCATGAGCTATTGGTGGCCTATGAAGCGTTGCGGGCGCGTATTGATGGAGTGAAGCAGGCGTTTCCGGGGGCGGAAGTGGTCCGGGCAGCATTGCCTCCCGGAGGGGATAGCGTTCCGTTTTAGGCAGATTGTCCCGCTATCCGTTCGGCGCGTTCATAGGCTAGTGCGCTTGACGGATAGCTGTTGCCTATCGCGTCCCATAGCGATGCTGATATCTGCCAAATATCAGAGTGATTTAAATCAAGCGCGCTGAATTTATCGTTCCATATTTCAACGTATAGCGAGTTAAGGCGCGACATTTCCTCTGGCGTAAATCCCTCTGTATTTAATTCAGTCATGGGATTGTGCGGCTGGATGATCATCATGGCTGTGACTTTCTGAATTTGCGCGCTTGTGTGCGCGACTAGGTGAAGGTGGATAGGCGTTAGGCTAGATTTTCTTTTACGATTTCTGAGAAAATATCTTCTAAATCATCGATGCTGACGTTAATGCCTGTATCCGTATGAAACTCATCGGCTAGGTCGTAAGCAGTCAGAACATGAATGAAGTCGGCATCATCCTGCTGCTTTTCATTAAGCCAGCGTTCGGCAATTCGTGTTGCTGCGGCTTTTACGTGTTTATCCATCTGGTTTTCTTTCTGCGATTGGCGTGATTGCGTGCGCGACTAGGGGGGATGGTTTAGTAAACCGGAATACCGCGCGAATAATATGCGTCGGCGTCCTTACCTGCCGGCACATCGCCGGGGCGAAGGATGTGCAACGCGCATCCGCGCGGATCGCCTTGCACATATGTCGTCAGATTAGGATACCGCGACATAATCACAGCAAGGCGCTTAAGCGCGCCGCGTTCGCGGTCAGGTGCGCGGCATATCTTGCGACCATCGAACGTTGAGTGCCAGAACGGAGCGCCGTCGCCGCGTTCGCCGTCGCGTTGAATAGCGCCGTCGCATTCATGTTCGAACCAGCGTCGAAGCGTCATGCTAATGCGGCGCAAAGCCTTGGCGTCTTCATAGGCAATGCCGCACGAAATGATTTGAGGGAGATTGTCGCGATTGCGTGCCATGTTCCTGTCCTTTTAATTTGCGCGCTTGTGTGCGCGACTTGCGAGGGATTGCGCCGCACTAATGCGCGGCGCGGGGAGTGTGGGGGTTAGGACAAGTTTTCTCTACCATCGTAGCATTCAATTACGTTCCCGCTACGTAGTGACGGTTTCCTATCGGATACGTACCAATCGTTAAGAGCTTTTCTTTCGATTGCGTAATACGGGCAGTCGTTTTTTTTGCTTTGTGCGTGCGCTTCAAGGATTGCGTCAATCTTTGTCATTTTCGTTCTCCGTTGTGCGCCGTTCCGTCTGGCGTGCTTATAGGTATAGGTCAATTCGTCCGGTTCGTCTAATCGTTTGTTTCGATTGTTTGGGCGGAATTGATAGGGAGTAAGGGGATTAACCGGATTTAGGTTTATTGGTACGTTGGCCTTGCGAGTAACTGAATTGAGGTTAATCGTTACGGGCCCGAAACGTGTGAGTGTTCACTAACTTATGAGCGAGGTTTTTAGTGAGCGAATTAGCGCAGGATAAACCGTTGCGAGACGAGCGAGGGAGGCTGTTGCCGGGACAGCGTTCGCTCAACCGTTCTGGCGTTGCGCCGCGACAGGCGCGGATGCTGCGGGACCTGCAATCGCTCACGCCGAAAGCGATTAAAACGCTAGAGCGTTTATTGGATGATCCTAATCCGTCAGCGGCCCTGGGCGCGGCGAAAGAGGTTCTGGACAGGAATTTGGGCAAGGTTCGCCAGAACGTACAGGTCGATGTGACCTCTACGCACGTGCTCCACCTCGAAGCATTGCAGCTGCTATCGGAGCGTAAGCGCCAGCAGCAATCGCAAGCCATTGATATTACTCCACAAGTCACACTAGATAGAAAAGGATTGCATGAGGATCGGAGCGCAATAGACGCGAGCGTGACCATTCTGGACGTGAGCGCGACCGTGGAAGCCCCCCGGCCCCCCGAAGCCCCGGGGGCGGCTGCATATGCACCCACCCCACCCGCTACCCACGAAAATCCGACAACCGAACCGGACAAAACGCCCTAGCCTCGCGACACCCCCACCCCCTCCCCCGGCACGAAAGCCGCCGTTCCCATGACCCAAAAAAATACATTTATTGAGTTCATCGAGCTGTACGGCGACGACCCTGTTGGCTTCGTTCGGAACGTTCTGGGAGCGCAGCCGCAGCCGTGGCAGGAGGAGTTCCTAAAGAAGCTGGCGAGGGGTGCGAGACGCATTAGCGTCAGGGCCGGGAACGGTGCCGGGAAGACGACAACTTGTTCTTGGGCGCTGATTTGGCACATGAGCTGCCGTTATCCACAGAAATCTATTCTGACCGCGCCCACCTCCGGGCAGCTTTTCGACGCCCTTTTTGCCGAGCTTAAGTCGTGGTTAAACCGCCTTCCTCCGGTTCTCAAGGATAGCTTTGAGCTGTTCAGCGACCGCGTTGCGTTCAAGGCCGCGCCGGAGAGCAGCTTCATCAGTGCCAGGACGAGCAGCAGCGAGAGGCCTGAGGCGTTGGCGGGCGTTCACTCCGAGCATGTTCTGCTTGTCGTAGATGAGGCGAGCGGTGTGCCTGAGGCTGTGTTCGAGGCAGCGACTGGTTCGATGTCGGGCCATTCTGCGACGACGATCTTGATCGGCAACCCGACCAGGAACAGCGGGCTTTTTTATAAAACGCATCATGAGTTAGCGAGCGACTGGGACACGATGCACGTCAGTTGCTTGGAAAATCCTTTTGTTAGTTTGGACTTTGTGAAGCAGATCCGCGCGACGTATGGCGAGGATAGCAATGCTTATCGGATTAAGGTTCTTGGCGAGTTCGCGCTTGCAGATGACGACACGCTAATCCCGGCTGATTTGGTGGACAGCGCGATGACGCGAGATGTGGTTCCGAACATGACGGACGCTCTTGTTTACGGTTTGGACGTCGCGCGTTTTGGGACTGATAGGACGGCGCTGTGCAAGAGGAAGGGCAACACGGTTCTGGAGGTGAAGTCCTGGGGCGGTTTGGACCTGATGCAGACGGTTGGCGTTGTCGTGCATGAAGCAAAGCTGGACGGTCCTGAAGAGATCTGCGTTGACGCGATTGGTCTTGGATCTGGCGTTGCGGATCGTTTGAGGGAGCTGGGACTGAATGTTCGCGATGTGAATGTCAGCGAAAGTTCGTCTATGAACCCGAACGCGAACAAGCTGCGGGATGACCTGTGGCTTCAGATGAAGGACTGGCTGGCGACTAGGGCGGTAAAGCTGCCGAAGGACGAAACTCTGCGGCAAGAGATTGTCGCTCCAAGGTATAACTTTACGAGCAACGGAAAGATCGTTGTCGAGTCGAAGGATGGGATCAGGAAGCGTCTTCGGCGTTCCTGCGACTTATCCGACGCAGTGTGCCTGACCTTCGCTGGCAATGCTGCTATGGTAGGTGGGCGTGGTTCGCATTGGCGTCCTGGCAAACCATTGAGCCGTGGTATTCGGGGAGTTGTGTGATGAAGACACCAGCTTGGACGCGCGCTGCCGGAAAGAACCCCAAGGGTGGGTTGAACGCCAAAGGTCGCGCCTCCTACAAGGCTGCGACGGGCGGGACGCTGAAGCCTCCAGTTAAGTCCGGCGACAATCCGAGAAGGGCGAGCTTTCTGGCTCGGATGGGCGGGATGCCTGGTCCTGAGCGCGACGAGAAGGGAAAGCCGACAAGACTTCTGCTGTCGTTGCAGGCGTGGGGCGCGAGTTCCAAGGCTGATGCGAAGAGGAAGGCTGCGGCTATTTCTGCGCGCAACAAGGGGAAGTCCTAATGAAGAAGCCGGTCTGGAAGACGAAAGATCCGACGAAGATGGACAAGAAGCTGTCGCCCGGTCAGAAGGCTTCCGCGAAAGCGGCGGCGAAGAAGGCGGGCAGACCATACCCGAACGCCATCGACAATATTCGAGCTTCTATGAAAAAGTAGCTTACTTTGCTAGTTTTGCGTCCTGTGCTAGATTGTCTCTGGTTTTTGCAGGAGTTTCGCCATGTCCGGTCCTGGGGTTCAGGCAAGCATCCCGACGTATGCTGAGGCAATTACGAAGTCGGATACGGCTTCCAACGCGTTTTCTTACATTTACGTTGGGACGACGGGGAATGTTGCGATTGTGACCGAGGATGGTCAGACGGTGACGTTTAATTCCGTTCCGGCTGGTCAGTACATCTGGGTCAGGACGCAGAAGGTGCTGGACGCGACGACGGCTTCTAATCTTGTGGGCCTGCGCTGATGCTTCTCGGGTTTCGTTCCCTTGTTCCTGGCGGTGCTCCCTCGGTTGGTAACAACCTAGCGTGGGGCGCTGGCAATTACCTTGTCTGGGGCGCGGGCAACTATCTAGTTTGGGGTTAAGACATGGCCGACATTGATCTGAAGACAGAAACGCCTGATGCTTCTCTCCCCGCAACTGGTTTTCTTTTTGGCGCGGATAGTCAGGCTGCGGCTTCTCCGAGCGTTTATACTACTCAGTCCGTAGCTACCAGGTTGCTGGGTTCTACGACACTTTCCGGTACGACGATCACGGCGAACGCGCCTGTCCTTGATCTTGCGCAGACGTGGAACAACGCGGCTGTGACGTTTACGGGCGCGAAGCTCAACGTCACCGACACCGCGAGCAACGCGGCCTCGCTGCTGATGGATTTGCAGGTTGGTGGGACGAGTAGGTTTAATATTGCTAAGACCGGGTCTGTCTCTCTGGGCGCAGGAGCCTCGGCTTCAGTCTCTATATCGGCAGGCGACACTATTATTTTTCAAGGCTTTGGGTCCGGTTTCGGGTCGCAGCCGGTTCGTGTGCCTTCCGCCTCGGGAATATCAATCGGTCCGCTTCAAGAAGTAAACATTCGCCGCCGAGCAGTTGCCAATCTTCTGTTCGGTGGGGCAGACACCGGAGCTGTAAATGCAACTGTTACCATAACCATTGCAACTCCCGGTGTTGTGACATGGACTAATCACAGCCTTTCCACCGGGACGCCTGTCGTCTTTACGACAACTGGCGCGCTGCCGACTGGCATCACGGCTGGAACGACGTATTACGTAATAGCTGTTGACGCCAGCACATTCCAGATTGCGACGACGCTCGCCAATGCTCTCGCTGGAACGGCTGTCAACACCAGCGGTTCGCAGTCTGGAACGCACACGGGCACCCGTTATGCAGTTGCGCAGCGTCTCAGCGTTCAGGGCGTTACGGGCGTCAGCAACATTGCTGGTTCTGACACGTTTATTCAGGGCTCGCAGGGCACCGGCACCGGGGCTGGCGGCTCCATCGTGTTCCAAGTTGCGCCCGCTGGTAGCTCCGGCACGGCGCAGAATGCGTTGGCGACGGCGCTGACGATTGTTTCGGCACCCCCTTCAGGTTCAGTCACGTCTGCTAGTGTTGCGCTACAGATTGGCGCACACGGTTATATTAGCGCGCCGTTTGGAAATGGGATTGAACTAAATTGCGCAAACGCTAACGGTTATTGGGTTGCATTGAACGGCCACACGGGCACATTTATCGGAAACAATGTTCCACTTGGTTGGTCTTCTACAAAATCGCAAACCGGAGTTGACCTAACGCTCTACCGCGACGCCGCCGACACCCTCGCGCTGCGGAGAGGCACGAATGCGCAGACGTTCAACGTGTACAACACGTTTACGGACGCGAGCAATTATGAGCGTCTGAGCTTTAATTGGTCTTCCAACATAGTCCGCATAGGTACTCAACAAGCTGGAACTGGCTCGCAAAGGGCACTTTATTTTATTGTTGGCAATGCGGATAGAGTGGGTATAGGGGCGGCAGGAAGTAGCAACGGGCTTAATCTGACAAGCAACGGTTTTCTGCTTTTTTCTTCCACCACTTCTCTTTCGGCTTCCCCCGATCTTGGGATTGGAAGATCGGCTGCAAGTGTCTTGTCGATTGTTGCTGGCACGAGTGGTGGGGCCGCTTTTGAAATGGCTGAAATGACCGCCCCTGCCGCGCCAGCTGCCAACGGCGTCCGCATCTACGCAGTCGACAACGGCTCTGGCAAGACGCAACTGATGGCGCTCTTTGCGACGGGCGCAGCGCAGCAAATCGCGATTGAGCCGTAGCCGTGATGAGACACATCGCAACAATTCCAGTCCAACGAGCGAGCAACATGAACCCGACGATTAACATCCAACTCACGAGCGAAGAGCTTCAAGCGCTTGGCGCGCTGCTCGACGCAGCGGTCAAGGCGACCGGCATTCAGGGCGCGAAGGCTGCTGTGCCGCTCTACGTGAAACTCGAAGCAGCCGTGGCTGACTTCAACAAGCAGGCTGATGAACAGAAGGAAGCTGCGTAATGGCTCTCGTTACCTATGGCGTCACGTCGCCCGACCTCACCCTCAACGTGCAGATGGAGCTGTCCGACGCTGACAGCGCCCGCGTCGTTGAATATCTCATGGCCGCTACGCCGTTCGGCACGGTCACCGAGAACGTGGTGCAGAAGGTTCCGAACCCTGCGTGGAGCCCGGATCAGGAAGACCCGAACGACCCGCCTGAGTTTATCGAGCAGCAGTCGTGGGTCACGCGCCCGGCAACGCCGACAGAGGCGCTGACGGCCTATGCCGAAAGCCTCATGAACGCGGTGCTTCAGGAGGCGTTCCAGTGGGATCAGGCCCGCGCCGCGCAGGCGGCTGCCGAGAAGGTTCCGCCGATCACGCCTGTTGCACCCCCGCATCCGGTGCCGGGCGAATAACACGCATGATCCTGACGCAGGCTGATATTGCATTTTCGCGGGTGGAGATACCTCCGCTGACGCAATATCGCCCCTGCAATCCGTCCGTTGTTGTGCGGGACGGGTTCTATTACGCGACGGTCAGGGGCTGCAATTACGATCTGAGGCGCGGGTATCACTTTACGATTGGTTCCGCGCCTTCTGTGACGCCGGACAGCCAGAATTATCTGGCGATCATCAACAAGAACCT